TAAAAAGTGAAGCACTGGGCGGATTAGATCTGGATTTTTCCAACAATCGAACCGTTTGGAAAATGCTGAACGATAATTCGTTCTTCCGAGGACTCATGGGACCGGTCGGTAGTGGAAAGTCCTACGCCTCCGCAGCGGAAATAATGCTGCGCGCTGTGCGCCAGGACCCGAGCCAGAAGGATAATATTCGGTATAGCCGTTGGGTGGTGATTCGCAATTCATATCCCGAACTTCGTTCGACCACTATCAAGACGTGGCTGGAAATCTTCCCGGAAAATCAGTGGGGAGCGATGAGATGGTCACCCCCGCTGACACATCACATCAAACTGCCGGCGCGCGATGAGCATCCGGGTCTTGACTGTGAGGTTATTTTCCTCGCACTAGACCAGCCGAAAGATGTGCGAAAACTTCTATCGCTCGAGGTGACGGGTGGATGGGTCAATGAGGCGCGAGAAATTCCGCTGGTGGTTCTGCAACATCTTTCAAGTCGGTGCGGGCGGTTTCCTTCGAAGGCGAACGGTGGTCCGACGTGGCGTGGTATCTGGGCTGACACGAATCCGATGGATAGTGATCATTGGTGGTATCGATTAGCGGAGAAAGAAAAGGTGCGTGGAAAATTTCCGTGGAAGTTTTTCAGACAACCTCCAGGGATGCTCGAGTGTGCCCCGCACGAGGATGCAAGTTTTGGTGCGGACCGGCATTGGCGCTTAAATGAAAAAGCCGAAAATTTGAAAAATTTGCCGCCAGGGTATTACGAGCAACAGCTTGGCGGAAAAGATTTGGATTGGATCCGCTGCTACGTCGGCGCCGAGTATGTTTTCGTGTCCGACGGGAAGAGTGTCTGGGGCGAATACATTGATTCGCAGATGGCGACGGATGGAATAGAGCTCGATCACTCTCTGCCGATAATCATTGGGCTCGATTTCGGATTAACGCCCGCAGCGGTTTTCGCTCAACGGACTCGATCGGGAACCTGGCATATTCTGCACGAGCTCGTGACTCAGGACATGGGCCTCGAGAGATTCGGTCAAATGCTGCTGTACGAGCTCAACACTCGGTTCAAGGCGTGTTCCCCGGAGGTCTGGGGGGATCCATCCGGTGGCGCTCGGGATCAAATATTCGAGGTCACGTCGTTTGACCATTTACGATCCATTGGGATCAATGCGCGCCCGACGGCCAGCAATGATTTTATGGTCCGGCGCGAGGCTGGCGCAGCGCCAATGACCAGACTGATAAACGGGCGGCCAGGTCTTTTGGTGCACAGTAAATGCAATCAGCTTCGGAAGAGCCTGGCCGGGGGATATCACTTCAAGCGAATGCCGATGATTCAAGGTCAGGAAAGATTTCGAGACGTTCCAGTGAAAAATATGCACAGTCACATCGGTGATGCGTTCGGGTACTGCTTATTGGGCGGCGGCGAGCATAGAAGATTGGTAAGCGGTAATTTTGCGCAGCAATTATCCCAGGTGCAGGCGCCCGTCGATTTCAACGTCTTCGGTTAAAAAGAACCGCCCCGGAGGGCGGCTCGAGCTTTACACTTTGGAGGAGACTGTCAAATGAAGAAGCACTTCCACTTTGACTGATTGCATTCGGGTCGTCAATTAAGACTATGTGCATTCGGGTCGTTCCATTTTCATCGATGCATCTGGGCTTGATGAAGCCAGATCAATTTCAAGTTCGACTGATCAGGGACTACCCGGATTTACGTGAACGAGTGATCATGCAGTCCGACCTTGGCCCGAGCGGCACGTTACTCGATAGCGGCCTAGTTATTGCAAGTTTTGGTCTTTGCCCTCTTCACTCGGGCGTTGCTGAAGCGTGGTTGTGGCGCGACAGCGACCGTGCGCGAACCAAACCGATCACCTATGCGCGCCTCGCGAGACGTGTTTTATGCGAGATGGCGACCGCCATGCGACTGCACCGCGCCCAAACGCATGTAAATGCACAGAACCTTAGCGGCATTCGGTTCATGATTTATTTAGACTTCAATCGGGAGGGCCTATTGCACAATTATGGTCCTGATCGAAGTGACTATCTGATCTTTTCGAGGATATTCTAATGGCTGCCGTAGCACCGATTGCGATGCCGCTCATCAAAAGCGTGGGGATGAGTCTTCTAACGGGCGTTCTCATGAAAAAGCTGACGGGGGAAAAAAAAGAAAAAACACCTGTGGCCACGCCGGCCGTACCGGATAAAGCTGTTGCAGATCAGGCAGCGGCAACGGCGGCGCAACACGAGGCCGAGGCCGCGAGAAAGTCGGCGATTTTTCGAAAAGCGCAAACTGGCGGACAGCAACTATTGTTGTCGCCAAGAAGAAATGCGTATCTAGGACTCCCTGGGGCTGGTCCACAGAAGACCAAGTTGGGCGGTTCTCAGTGAGATTGTTACCCGAAACGGTGATCAAGCGTGCGTCCAAGGCGCAGGCGAGAAAGGATGAGTGGCGGGACGTTTTCGAGCAATGCTACAAGTATGCACTTCCGCAACGAAATCTACATAATTCGTGGGAGGGTGGTGCGCGCGGTCAATCAAAAATGTCTGACGTTTTCGATTCCACCGCAATTAACTCGACGCAGCGCTTCGCGAATCGATTGCAATCGGTTCTTTTTCCTCCTTATCAAAATTGGTGCCGATTGGTGGCCGGCGATGAGGTGCCGCCGGAGCATCGTGACGATGTCCAAAGAGCACTGGATTTTTATGGTGAGCGTTTTTTTTCAGTCCTACGCCAATCCTCTTTTGATTTAGCTATCTCTGAATTTTTACTAGACCTGGCTGTTGGCACCGGAGCGATGTTGATTCAGCCGGGAGAGCCAGTCAGCTTTGAGTCTGTCCCATTGTTTTTGATTGCGGTCGAGGAGGGCCCCAGCGGACGAATTGATACCGTCTATCGCAAACTCAGAATTAAATGCGAGGCGATTTCGCAACAATGGCCAGACGCCGAACTTTGCGAGGACCTGCGCGAAAAACTTCGAGAGCATCCGACTGATGATGTCGACCTTCTCGAAGCCACGATTTATATCCCCGACGGAAACTACTGGTGCTATCACGTAATCCACGAGCCCGACAAGCATGACGTCGTTTATCGAGAGATGACGAGCTCGCCTTGGGTGATCGCGCGATGGTGTAAGGCCGCCGGTGAGGCTCTCGGTCGAGGTCCACTGTTAAGTGCGCTGCCGGATATCGCAACATTGAATCAGACGAAAAAATTATTGCTGCAAAATGCATCGCTCGGGATCTCCGGCATGTACACCGCTGCCGATGATGGGGTCTTGAATCCACAAACGATCAGGATTCAGCCGGGCGCGATCATTCCCGTGGCTAGAAATGGCGGTCCACAAGGCGCCAGCTTGCAGCCGTTACAGCGCTCCGGCGATGTGAATCTAAGTCAGCTCATCATTAATGATTTGACCGTGTCGATTAAGAAAATAATGCTTGATGACACACTGCCACCGGACACCATGAGTGCGCGCAGTGCCACCGAGGTCAATGCAAGGATGCAGGAACTTGCCTCGAACATGGGTAGCGCTTTCGGCCGCCTGATAACCGAGGCCATGATTCCGATCGTGTCGCGAACGCTGGACGTGATGGACCAAGAAAATATTATCGATCTCCCATTAAAGGTCGACGGCCGCCAAATCAAGGTTGTTCCGATAAGTCCGTTAGCGAAAGCTCAGGCTAACGATGAGCTTGGATCCGTTTTGCAATTTGCACAGCTTGCAGCTCAGTCTGGACCTGCAGGACAGGTGGCGTTGAATCAGACCGAATTAATCAATTTCGTTGCGGACAGGTTGGGGGTGCCAGCGCGTCTCATGAACACCGAAGAGCAACGTGCCGAATTGATGGCAGTGCAGCAGCAACAAATTCAAATGGCGCAAATGGAGGAGGCTTTACAGGGTGGCAGAGAAATGGGATGACCTGAGCTCCAATGTGATAAGCATGGAGCCGATCGGCGAGCTCGATCGAATGTTTTTGCGAACATTCAGCACTGAGGCCGGTCAAAGAGTTCTCGATTACCTGCGGCGTGCGACATATTTGCAGCCGACCTGGTATCCAGGCGAGGAAGCCTCGCACGGCTACGCACGAGAAGGGCAAAATTCAATAGTTCGAGAGATTGAGAAGCGCATCGACAGAGCGAGGTCAAAAAATGAATGAAACGGACGAGACGCTTCTTGATGTTACGCCTCCCGAAGAACCTTCGCCGGAGGTGGAAACGCCGACGCATTTAGCTAAAGACCCAGAGGATGAAAATGTACGGACACCCGAGCCGACAAAGACCGCCGTGGAGCGTCCCTCTCATATTCCGGCTACGTTCTGGAATGAGGAGACAGGCGAGACAGATATCGATGGCCTGGCTAAGGCATATGACGAAATTCGAAACTTGGTGGCTAAGGGCAAACATAAAGTGCCTGACGACGGTCGTTACGATCTCAGTGATATATCAGGCATTGATCACGAAGATGAGACGCTTACATCGTTTCTTGAAATCGCTAAGGATGAATCGTTAAGTCAGGCTGCTGTTGAGAGAATTACGAAATTTTATCTTGAAACGAATCAAGCTGCCGACGAGGAGATGCAGCTGAGCAAGCAGGCCGAAATTGAGAAGCTCGGCCGAAATGCGGAGAGAATCATTGCATCGACCGGAAGTTGGTTGAATCGACTAAGCGAGTCGGGCGTTCTGTCGGCACCGGAGCTCGAGGCGTTGGTAGGCGCCAGCCGCCATGCGGTTTTTGTTTCGGCGCTCGACAAAATCCGAAAATCATACAACGAGCCAGGCATTCCCACAGTCAATCAGTCGATTGAGCCGTCGTCGATTACGTTGGATGACATTCAATCGATGATGGCGGACCCAAGGTATGGCGTTGATATGGGCTACACAAAAGGTGTCGAGAGAAAGGTCCATGAAATGCACGGCGAAGAGTATGCACATGGTTCGAGCTGATTAATTTTTTTATTGTTGCTAGGGTTTTATTTGCCGCCAACCCGTTTCGGGCCGGCAAAAGAACTTAAAGGCGAATATCGCAAGTCGGTGGCCCTTGACCGGATAACCTCGGCGTAAAATTCTTAAAGATTTTTGAGGAATTTTGAATGGCATTATCAATTTCGAATGCCTTCGTTACGCTGTTTGATTCCGAGGTCCGCCAGGCTTATCAGGCCAAACGTTCGCTGGCGGGATTGACCAGGGAAAAACAGGTCGAAGGCTCAACAGTCAAATTCAACATCCTGGGTGAGGGGGTCGCAACAATTCGATCGCCGATGGCCGATGTCACGCCGCTCAATGCAACATTTTCGCAAAAGACGGCCAGCATCGTCGATTACGTCGCGAGTGAATATTCGGACGTTTTCCAGCAAAGCCATGTAAATTTCGATGAGCGAAACGAGCTCGTGCAATTGGTTGGCAACGCGATCGGACGCCGAATGGATCAAACCACGATCGATGCGTTGGTGGCCGAGGGCTCGCCCGGCACCGTTGCAAACACGATTCAGGAAGATGGTTCTGCGGGCAGTGCCGCCGATTTGAACACCGGCAAGATTAGGGCGGCGAAGAAAACAATGGATGCTGCGAATGTCCCGCCGGATAACCGAGTTCTCCTGATCCACGCAAACAATCTCTCTTCCCTGTTGGGGCAGACGTCAGCCACATCGGCGGATTTTTCTTCCGTTCGGGCGCTTGTTGACGGTTCTATCGACACCTGGTTGGGCTACAAGGTTGTCGTCGTCGGCGATCGCACGGAGGGTGGTTTGCCGAAAGACGGATCGAATGATCGAAGTTGTTTCGCGTTTCATAAAGAGTCGGTCGGTATGGGCATCTCGATGAACCAAAAGACCGAGATCAATTA